GTCTATCAACAAGCACTATGAATATAGCCGTTTGATCGAAGATATTGTTGAGGCACAAGCCCTGAACTCTATGCGTAACTTCTATACCTCAGACGCAGGCTATGCCTTGGCTAAACAAGTCGATACAGACTTAGTTCAGTTGGGTCGTTCTGCCAATGGTGGTACAGCAGGAGCCGCCGCTTATGCCGCCGCCTACATTGGTGGTGATGGCACGACAGCGTATGTTGCCGCAAGCAACAACGAGTCTGCTTTGACTGATGCCGCAATTCGCCGCACCATTCAGCGTTTGGATGACAACGATACTCCTATGGACAATCGTTTCTTCCTCATCCCACCCTCAAGCCGTAACACATTGATGGGCTTGGCTCGTTATACAGAGCAGGCTTTCGTGGGTAATGGCAACGCTATCCGTACTGGTGAAATCGGCAACCTTTATGGTATCCCTGTGTTCACTTCTAGCAACGCTGATACGACTTCTGGTTCAGGAGCCGCCCGTGTTTGCTTGATGGGTCACAAGGACGCTATGGTTCTGGTTGAGCAAGTTGGTGTGCGTTCACAAGTGCAATACAAGCAAGAATACCTTGCTACATTGTTCACTTCTGACACACTCTATGGTGTAGCCGCTCTGCGTAGTGCCGCCACTGTTGGAGCCGCTAAGTCTTCAGCAATGTTCGCATTGGCAGTACCAGCCTAATTGCAGTTGCGCCCCCTGCCCTAGTGGTGGGGGGACTTTTTTAACTTAATTAGGAGAGAAATACATGGCAACCGCATCCGCAGTAACTACTCGCAGAGGTACAGACCAATTCCGTGGTTTGTTTAGCGATACATGGGCTGTTAAAGCAACTTTGAACGCTGGTTCTTTGGTTGATGGCGCAGGCGAGACTGATGACATTACGATCCCAGGCGTTGCCTTGGGTGACATGGTTATCGGTGCATCTTTGGGCGTTGATTTGGTAGGTTTGACTGTGACAGGATATGTCTCAGCCGCAGATACTGTCAAATTCCGTATCCAAAACGAGTCTGGCTCAACTGTTGACTTGGCATCCACCACCTTACGAATTGTTGTAGTTCGCATGGTCTAAAGATTGGGGGACTTGTTCCCCCTTTCTTCATTAAGGAATTAAATGGCTTTGTTCAGATGCAATCAATCAGGTAATGTTGTTGAGTTCAGACAGGACTATGACATTATTGAGATGCGTAGACACCCTCAATACACAGAGGTAGATACTTCTGCTGTTGTAGAGGTTGAGAAGGTTGATGGAACAAGGCAAACACTAACTTTGAAGAAACCTATGGGAAGACCCCGTAAGGAACAATTGTTATGAGTGAAATTGACGCAAGAGATTTTGGCAAGTTGGAGGCTCAAGTAGAGGCTCTCCAAACAGAGGTTCACTCTCTTGCCCAAGATGTAAAAGCACTCCTTGAGTTGGCAAACAAGTCAAAAGGTGGCTTTTGGATGGGTATGACCATCGCTTCTATGGCTGGTGGCGTAATCACCTTTATTGGTGGAAAGTTACTCCGATGAAAGAAGGATTGCTCTCAGGAACTGTATGTCCTGTGGCGACTCAGGATGTTTCTACCAATTTGAAAAATAGAAACCATGCTTTCAAAGAGTATGGATATGGCCCTCCTAACCCTGAAGAGCCAAATGACTCTTTTTGGCTGAAGAAGGCAAAGATGTATAACGCCCCTACCAAAGACATTATGGGGATGCGTTGTGGCAATTGTGCCGCCTTTATTCAGACTCCTAAGATGATGGAGTGCATCCTTGGTGGACTAGAGAAGGATGAGGGTAAGAATGAGTTGTCCTATGACGAGAACTTTGTCAAGGCGGCTGATTTAGGCTATTGCGATCTATTTCAATTCACTTGTGCCTCGGCTCGAACTTGTGATGCTTGGAAATCTGGTGGGCCAATTACAAAGGAAAAACCATGAAAATGACCAAAGGACAGAAGAAGGTTGGTAAGGTGATGCACGAGTACAAGGAAGGTACTTTGCACTCAGGCAAGAAAGGCCCCGTGGTGAAGTCACACAAACAAGCGATTGCTATTGCCCTCTCAGAAGGGGGAATGTCCAAGCCAAGGAAGAAGAAATGAAACAAGGACTATATGCGAATATTTGGGCTAAAAGAGATCGAATCAAGGCTGGCTCTGGTGAACGGATGCGTAAAGTTGGTAGCAAAGGTGCGCCAACTGCCAAAGCGTTTATTGAGTCTGCTAAAACTGCAAAGAAACCAAAAAAGGTGAAGTGACATGAAAACTCCCGCTTGGCAACGCTCCGAAGGTAAAAACCCCAAAGGAGGGTTGAACGCCAAGGGGAGAGCGTCATATAATGCGTCAACTGGTGGCAACCTGAAAGCACCAGTAAAGTCGGGGGATAATCCTCGCAGAGCAAGTTTCTTGGCTCGCATGGGCAATATGGCTGGTGCGGAGTACAAGGATGGTGAACCAACTAGACTGCTTCTTTCGCTAAAGGCTTGGGGTGCTTCTTCCAAGGCTGATGCAAAGGCAAAAGCCAAGTCAATTTCCGCAAGGAATAAGGCAAAGGCAAAATGAGAGCAATTTCGGTTGGAGCAAATCTCACAGCGGCAACGCTGACAACCCTCTACACAGTACCAACAGGGTATTACGCTAGAGTTGTGTTGCTACGTGCCGCTAATGCAACCGCATCAAATAAGCACATTACATTTGATTGGGTAGACACTTCTGCGTCTGCTACATATTCTGTCGTTTACCAAACCGCCATTACTGCCAAAACTACCCAAGATTGGGGTGGTTTATCTTATTTTGTGATGGAAGAGGGTGACATCTTAAAAGCAACCTCTGAGTCTGCATCAACATTTGCAGTAGTTGCAACAATTGAAGAAATAGGATTGACAAGACAATGACCTACCTAGAACTCATCAACGATGTATTGGCAAGGTTGCGTGAACCTACTGTTTCCACCAACCTAGAAACTACCTATTCCACCTTAATTGGAAAGTTTGTCAACGATGCCAAACGTCAGATTGAAGATGCTTATGCTTGGAATGTACTTGGAACGACAATCACCTTGTCTACCACTTCAGGCACATATTCCTATTCTCTAACTGGTGCTGGTCAGAAATTCCAAGTTCAAGATGTAATCAACGCAACTAGCAATATCGGTATGAAGAATATTGATTTTGCGACTATGAATCGCTATCAGAACTTCTCTACCCCTGTAAGCGGTATCCCTGCGTATTACGCATTTGATGGCGTAGATGGTAGTTACGACACGAAAGTCACCCTCTATCCTCGTCCTGATGGCGTGTATAGCATCCCATTTTCCCTGACAGTCCCACAAGCCACTTTATCTGCTGATGCGACTGTGGTGAAAGTGCCTGACACTTTGGTGGCTCAAAATGCCTATGCTCGTGCTTTGGTGGAGCGTGGTGAGGATGGTGGATTGACCTCATCTGAGGCGTATGCGCTATACAAAACAATGTTGTCTGACTACATAGCGTTGGAGGGAACACGCTATCCTGAGAATCAAGGGTTTGTAGCGACATGAGCAAAGCAATCCAAACATCGAGCATAAGTGCGCCAGGCTTCTACGGGTTAAACACCCAAGACTCGCCTTTGGACTTGAACGCTGGATTTGCGCTTGTTGCTACCAATTGCGTTATTGACCAATATGGACGCATTGGCTCACGCAAGGGTTGGTCAAGAGTTAATTCCTCATCTGGTGCTTTGGGTGCAAATGATGTTGGCGTAATACATGAGTTAGTTCAGGCTGATGGCACTTTGACTGTGCTGTTCTCTGGAAACAACAAGTTGTTTAAGTTGGATGGTTCAAGTGCTGTTTCAGAATTGACCTATGGGGGAGGGGGTTCTGCTCCAACCATTACAGCAAACAATTGGCAATGTGCATCACTCAATGGCATCACCTACTTCTTCCAAACGGGACATGATCCTTTAATCTTTGACCCTGCCGTAAGTACAACTACTTATAGGCGTGTGTCTGAGAAAACTGGTTATGTGGCTACTGTACCAAGTGGAAATATTGCTATATCGGCTTATGGTCGCTTGTGGGTGGCAGGTGTTGCGACACAAAACAATATTATTTATTTCTCCGATCTTCTATCTGGTCATGTTTGGTCAACGGGAACGGCTGGTTCTCTCAATGTCGATAGGGTATGGCCTAACGGGGCAGACGAAATCACGGGCTTGGCGGCTCACAATGGCTTTCTCATCATCTTTGGTAAGCGTCAAATCTTGGTATACGCTAATGCGACTACGCCATCGACCATGACCTTGAACGACACAGTTGGAGGGATTGGTTGTATAGCAAGGGATTCGATTGCCTCTACTGGCAAAGACATTCTATTTTTGTCTAATTCAGGAATACGCTCATTTGCTAGAACAATTGTGGAGAAGTCTGCTCCTTTGGGTGACTTATCTAAGAATGTTCGCAACGACCTGTTGGCTACGATTGCTGGTGAAACGCTTGCTAATTTAAAGGCTGTTTACTCAGAGAAAGAAGCATTTTATTTATTAACTTTCCCATTGGTAAAGCAAGTATTTTGCTTTGACACAAGAGCGCAACTACAAGATGGATCATTTAGGGTAACCACTTGGGACTCTATTGAGCCAACTGCTTTGCTTTCCCGTAGGAATGGGGACTTGCTGATTGGCAAGAATGGATACATTGGTAAATATGGGACGTATTTAGACCACACAAGTAGTTATCGCTTCCTTTATTACACCAACCATGCTGATCTAGGCGACCAGTCGGTTACCTCTATCCTGAAAAAACTAACTATTGTTGCTATTGGTGGCTCAAACCAGTATGTGACGATGAAGTGGGGATTTGACTTCTCCACTAACTACTTATCGGCAACAACCTTTATTCCTACTCAATCAATATCAGAGTATGGAGTTGCACAGTACAACAATCCAAACAATCAGGTTGTGACGATAACCAATGCAAGCCCTGCTGTTATCACATCTATTGATGGTTCTTATTTTTCATTGAATAACCCAATAACTTTGACAACTACTGGTACTTTGCCATCAGGTTTGAGTACGGGAACAACCTATTACTGCGTTAATGTTTCAACAAACACGTGTAATTTGTCTTTAACATCTGGTGGATCAGCGATCAACACGACAACAGCGGGAAGTGGAACGCATACAGCAGTACACGCCCAACCATCTGTGACTAACGAGTATTCGGATGGTGTTTCATTGCAAAACCTAAGAGTTAATGCAAGTGGTTCTGGTAAGGTTGTACAAACTGGCTATGAGACTAATATTTCAGGCAACGAATTATCTATACAAAAGATTGAGATTCAATCTAAGAGTGGACGAGTAAGTTAAGGAGAAAAAATGACAAATTATGTGAAATCAACGAATTTTGCTACCAAGGACAATCTTGCGTCTGGTGATCCATTAAAGATTGTTAAAGGTACAGAAATAAATACTGAGTTTGACAATATTGCTATTGCGGTTGCAACTAAGTCAGATACTGCATCTCCTACCTTTACTGGCACACCTACATTGCCTACGGGGACTATTGCAACGACTCAGAGTTCTGGAAACAACACAACTGCGATAGCAACTACTGCGTTTGTTCAGGCGGCGATTGCTTTGCTTTACCCTGTTGGCTCTATCTACACAAATGCTACAAACAGCACAAACCCTGCAACTTTGCTTGGCTTTGGTACTTGGACAGCCTTTGGCGCAGGTCGTGTTATGGTTGGCTTTAATTCTGCCAATGCTTTGTTTGATACAGCAGAGGAAACTGGTGGTAGCGCAGATGCTATTACTGTAAGTCACACCCATACGGCTACTTCTACTGATTCTGGTCACACACACACATTGTCAATTAGTGGTGGTTCATCAATTACTGGATTGGGTGGTTCTGGCGCATCTGGTTGGCAAGGTGCTAATACAGGTGTTACCTATGTAACGACTAGTGGAACTAATTCATCTACTGCAAACATCACTACAACAGTTCAATCTACTGGCTCTAGTGGCACAAATGCTAACTATCAGCCG